GAAACATCGCTGTAAAACGAAGCTAATGGGAATGACTTATCCTGCTGCAATCATCATCACAGACACAAACGCCCATACTGGGAGGTTTGGGAAAATTACTTGTTTAACAGATTCGACTGTTACTTTAGTTTCTCCAAATGTCACTAAGAATGGTTCTTCAACTGTTTCTGGGATTGATCTAAAAGCAAGTACAGACATTGAAGGAGTTTTCACCAGCATTACTCAAACAAGTGCAGGATCAGTTATTGCTTATAGGATCTAATGCCAGTAAAACCTAAAGGCTTTAGAAAAGCAGCGAGTAAAGTCCTCAAGGCTGTAGGAGGTAGTGTAACAATTCGTAAAGTTACAGGAAGTGCTTATAACACAACAACTGGAGCAGTTGGCGAGACAACAGCAGATACAACTATCAAGGGATTTGTTGAAGGTGTTTCAAGTCGAGAAGTTGGTGATTTAGTTCAAGCAAATGATAAGCGGTTAACGATTGCCGCTTCTGATTTGGATTACACTCCAAGCGTTTCAGATCGTGTTGTTATTAGTTCTAAAGTTCATCAAATTATTCAAGTTGAAACGACTGAACAAGGTAATACTGCTATTAGTTATGAACTAATTCTGAGGTTGTAATGGCTGCTAAATGGAAAGGCCCAAGGCCAAGTCAGTTTGATGATGAAATAAAAAAAAGAATGAATGCTTTATTGCGTCAGGCTGTTTTACAAACAGATACATTATTAAAACAAGAAAGTCCTGTAGATACTGGAAGATTTAGAAATAGCTGGCAAATAGGAGAGAATGCTACAGGCCAATATGAGGGGCCAGCAGGGACATCTATTCAGCCACCAAACGGGATCAATTATATGGTTGGAAATGAACAAATCGGAAACTCATATATTATTCATAACTCACTTCCTTATGCTGAAAAATTAGCAACAGCAGCACCAGGATCAGGAGGGAAAACCCAAGTTAGATATAATCCTAGAAGGACAGTCAAGACATGGGGAACAGCAGGGAAAGGAAGTAGTATTCAAACAAATGGACCAGGCTGGATTGAACAAATATCTAAGGATATGCAAAGTTGGATAAATCAGAATGCAGGTAATATCAAATGAGCAGCACTTTTAATGATGTTAGGGCCGCTATAGAAGGCCGCATTGCGACAGAGATGGCATTAAGTCCTGCTTATCCTGTCGCTTATCAAAATGCACCATTTACCCCTCCTAATAACACGCCTTGGATTCAAGTATTCCTTCGATTTGGAGGAAATAATTATGCAACATTAGAAGCACCTTCTACTGGTAAATCGTTTAACAGACAGACAGGAACTTTAACTATTAATATCTTTACACCTGCTGGAGTAGGAGCTGGAGCGAATTACACCATAGGAGAAAGACTAAAAGATAAGTTTGATAGAGCAAGATTTAGTAGTCTTATTTTTGATCCTTGTGCAGGATTAGCTACAATACAACCAGCAGAGCAAGAAGCGTTTTATCAAACGCAATTCTCAGCTACATTTGACGCATACCTAGACTAATTTAATCCAATGGCTGTCACTGTTTTATCAGGTACGTCTGGAGCTTTGTACTACAAACCTGCTGGTACAACAGGGACATTCTCTCCGTCAGACGTAACCATAGGCACAGAAACTATGGTTGTTCAATCTTACTTGAATCTAAAAGTAGGAGATCCAGTTAAATTTCAAGTTGTTGATTCTTCCTCTGGAGGATCAGGAACAGGAACTTTACCTGCTGGATTAACTGCTGGAACCACTTATTACGTTAGTGCTTACACCGCAAGTACTGGAGCTTTGAAGGTTTCTGCTACTAATGGTGGTTCTGATGTAAACCTAACTGATGTTGGAACAGCAGCAGCTCCTAACGAGTTTGAGGTTTATTACAACGATTACGCTGCTATTGGTCAGGTCCAATCTTGGTCTTTTGAAGTAACAAGAGCTGAAATAGACGTAACAACTATTGGCCAAACCGTAGGACAAACAGCACCATTTAAAGCTTATATTCCTGGCTTTGCTGATGGTTCAGGTAATGCAAGCGTTTATGTTACAGACGAAGATGCTGCTTTATCTAACAGACTTGTAGAAGATGTTTTACAACGTCAGCAAGTAGGAGCTGCATTTAGGCTTTACACAGATAAGCAATCAACTGAAGCATTAAGTAGAAGTATTTCAATGGATGCTGCTTTACTTTCTGCAAGTTGGAACATCAATCCAGATGATGCTCAAATGGTTGAGATTGCATTTAGGCCAACAGGTTCACCAACCTTTGACTTAAGTTCTACTTCCTAATAATCGGTTAACACCCTTGGGCTAATGTTGCTCAAGGGTTTTTTATTGTCTAAATTTGTATATACAACCCCAATTATTTAAAATGGCAGCACCAAAAGTAAAACTTAGTCCGTTAGAACGATTAAAAAAAGCTTCTAACTTAACAGCAGAAAGAAAGGTCGTAACATTAGCGGATGGGGAATTTGAATTTTGGGCTACTCCTATGACTATGGCCGAAAGAGAACAGGCAATGAAAGGAGCAAAGGATGATATGAATGCTTTTGCTATTCGTTTATTCGTTCGGAAGGCTATGCACGAAGATGGAAGGAGGATGTTTCAAGCTGGTCAGATTGATGAATTAAGGAATGAAGTTACCGCAGAAATTATGGACAAATTGATGCTTGCATTAATACCTCAACAAGAGGAGGTAGATGACCTTGACCCAAAAGAATAAAGGAAGCACTTAAAAAAGATAATTTTTTACAACTTCAATTAGGAGTAGCAAAAGAATTGGGCTATACGTTGCAAGAATTAAATCAAAAAATTACACAAGAAGAGCTGTTAATTTGGTCTGCTTACTTTGATCTTTTAAACGAAGAGCATGAAAATAATATGAGAAGGGCAAAGTACCGCTAATATCTATACATAACAGAAAATCAGAATGTGGCTTCGTTAATTTCAACAGTTGGAATTAAGCTTGATACTGGCGGTGCCCCGCAAAAATTAAAAGTATTAGAGGGTGGTGCAAAAAAAGTAGAGAAAGCATTTGATCGTTTAGCAGGTAAGTCAGGAAAAGCTTCAAAAGGTGTTGGTTTATTTGGGAATGCTGCTGCTTTAACAGGAATAAAAGCAAAAGCTGGTGCAGTAGGAATAAAAGTTCTAAATACTGCTATGAAAAGCACAGTTGGTATGATGGCTGGCTTTACTGCTGGAATAGCAGGAATAGGAGCAGCGTTTAACACACTTAGCGGTATTGAATTTGCAGCAGCAAAGTTTGAAACTCTAGGAGGTAATTCTGATGTTTTAATTGATAAGTTAAAGCTAGTTGCTATTGAATTAAACGGATCTGCCAGTACAGCCGAATTAACTGGAGCTGCTTATGACGTGGCTTCTGCTGGATTTTCAAGTGCTGCTGATGCTGCTTTAGTTTTAAAGGCAGCAAGTCAAGGTGCAACAGGTGGTTTTAGTGATATTAATACCGTTGGAAATGCTGCTACAAGTGTTCTAAATGCTTACGGAAAAAGTGCAGAAGAAGCTGGATTCTTAGTTGATCAATTTATACAAACTCAGAATGATGGAAAAATAATCGTTGCTCAATATGCGGCTGGTATTGGTAAGGTTGCCTCTGTTGCTGCTTCTCTAAAAGTTCCACTAAAAGAAATAAATGCAGCAATGGCATTAGCGACTGCTACGGGTGTAAATGCAGAAATCGCCTTTACTGGATTAAAAGCATCTTTAGCTAGATTATCTGGTCCTAGAGCACAAAAACATTTTGAACGATTAGGTCTAGAAATAAATGCAACAACACTGGCACAGGACGGATTATTAAAAACGCTACAAAAGCTTGAAGGTTTAGATATGGGGGATTTGATTGCAATATTTGGACAGGAAGCAATACAAACAATGGCTCCAGTATTAAATAATTTAGAAAGATATGCTGAGCTTATCAAGAATCAAGAAGAGGCTTCTGGAGCCGCCGCCGCCGCACAAATAAGAGCAAGTAACACAATTCAAGGGGCATGGAAGCGAGTTGCAAATTCGTTTGGTAATTTGTTTGCAGATCAAAGTGAGTTAGGTGCAGCAATAAGAATTACGTTGCAAGGAATTTCGGTTGTAATTGATGGATTAGCTATAGCAATTAAAACATTAGTATTTCCGTTCCGTCTCTTATTTAAACTGTTAGGAGGGATAGGAGTTGCTTTTGAAGAACAGTTTGGCAAAGGAAATGGTGCAATTGTCTTAATTACAAAGTCTTGGACATTCTTCTTAGAAAAAGTTGAAAAAGGTTTTCAATTAGTAGAGGCTGTTGCAACAGCAATAGGAACGGCTATTGGCTCTATTGCTTTAGCTTTTGATCCGTTATTTAAGGTAATTCCTGAAGTAATAACTGACGCAAAAGAAAGATTTATGAATTTCGCAACAGGCTTAAGAGACATTTTTGTTGGTTTAGCAGAAATAATTAGCAAGATTTTTAAAAGGATTTTTGATTTTATTAGTAAAGGAATAAAAAGAGTTTGGGACGCTATCCCAGATAAATTAAAACAATTTTTAAAAGGAGCAGGAGAAAAAGTTGCATCAGTAGCGAGTAGTGCAGCTCAACCTTTTGCTGAAGGTTTTAATGATTTAAAAGGAGACTTAGCAGGATGGAATCAAGACGAAGAAGGTAATCAACGATTTATTGATATGAGCAAATTTCAAGATGCAATTGCAAAAGCGGGTGGAGACATTAATGCAGCGTGGAAAGAATATCTTGGGACTGTTAAAGAAACAAATAAAGAACTTGAAAAAGGAACAAGTAATACAGAAAACAAATCTGTCCCTGCTGTTAATAAATTAAAAGAAGCTTTTGAGCAAGTTAAAGAAACTATTGCAAGTGGATTACATAGTGCTGTTATGGGATTAATAGATGGAACTAAATCGCTTGGAGAATCTCTTGCTGGTATTGCTAAACAAATTGCAAGCTTGATGCTAAAGAAAGCAATCTTTGGAGCGTTTGGTCTTCCTATGGCTGAAGGTGGATATGTCAAAAATGGAATTAGACCGTTTGCTTCTGGTGGTCTTGTTACAAAACCAACAGTCGGGCTTGTGGGAGAAGCAGGGGAAGATGAATACGTCATACCCGCCTCTAAGATGGCTCAGTCAATGCAACGGTATTCAGCAGGGGCTAGGGGTGATTCTGTTATCCCTGGTACTGGTCAATCATCCGCAGGAGGGGCTTCTGGTTCGTCAACAACTGTAAATTATTCTGGCCCCCTACTTTCGTTTAATTCAGAAGACTATGTACCGAAGAGTGCCGTAGGTCAGATTATTAATTCAGCAGCATCCAAAGGTGCAGCAGCAGGAGAAGCTAGAACAATGTCTACTCTGCGAAATAGTAGAGGATCTAGAGCAAGGGTTGGAATCTAATGACTATTGTTGCTTTAACTGCTTTTGTCACTGTTGAAAATACTAATGGTGGTGTAGAGCATAGATTTCAGAATGGTAAGCATGAAGCAGTGGATGGGCATGACTTTCTGTCTTTCATTTATCAAGGGGCTGCAATGAATAGATCAGGAGATAATTTAGAAGCATCTATCGTTCTTGCAAATAGCCCGATAACGATGGCTTATGTAAAAGATTTTGTAGAGAAAAAATATTATATAAAAGTTGAAACGTTTTTAATGACGGATGATTTTAATAAAGATACTGCTGCAAAGAATGGAGGACTTTTAACGGCTGAGTATTGGCTTGCTGCTGGCATGGGATACGACTCTCTATCTATTGATTTATTATTGAGTTCTGCGATAGATGCTGTTGGTGCAAACGCTCCACAGCAAACATTGACCAAAGGGAGATGCTCTCGTTTGCCGTTAACAGGGCAGGTTCAAAATCTTTGAAGCCTTACGAATTAATTGGTCTTCCTTATCGTTTAGGTGCTGATCCTAAAAAACATGGAGCTGGTGACTGTTTGTCTTTGGTTCGTACAGTGTTAGCTACTTATGGTTTTACTGTTCCTCAAGGACAGCGTGATTGGTATCGAAGATTAAAGAAAAAAGACTACAGTATCTTTTTTGAAGAATTAAATAGGTGGGGAGTTGAATCACCCCCTAAACTAGGAACAATTGGCTTATGCAAATCAGATGATGGTTATGGCATGGCTGCTTATTATGAGGACGGATGGCTGAGTTACCGAAGGACATTAGAAAGCCAGGTGGTGATATGGTCGCCGCTAGAAGCCCTTTTGGTCGTAGGGTGCTACTTCCAACGGAAGCCGATCTGTGTAATGCCCTTGGATTAACAGAAGAAGAATATTTTCAATTCCTAGAAGGTGTAGCAACAAAAACAAAAGAAAGACCTGAAGCGTATGGACTAGTACCTGACATCGTTAATATGCCTCAAGTTGCTGCTCTTTTTTGGGCAGGAGGAGGATTAACTTTTCTTGGACAAATTGCTGTTGGTGTTGGATTAACGTATCTTTCTCATGTTTTAACACCTAAACCTCAACAACCAAAGCAAGGAACACAACAACGAACAGCAGATATAGCAGGTACAAAAAGATTTGCTCCGCAGCATAGTTTTAATAGCGTTCAAGAATTAGCAAATTTAGGAGATTTAGTTCCTCTTGTTTTTACAAATAGAACAGGGCATAACCCGAATGGTGGAATAAGGGTTGCATCACAGATGATGTGGTCGCAGCTTGTTAGCTTGGGTCGTTATCAACAATTAAAGTTATACGCTTTATTCTCTTTAGGTGAATTAGAGGCTGTACCTGATTTCAAAGGTTATGCAATTGGTGATTTGTTAATCTCTAATTATCACGCTGATAAAATTTATAAAGTAGAAGGCAATGTTCCCTTTACGAAAGGCCCATTAGATCTGCCAACACATTTAGGAGTGCTTAATATTTTTACGGGTAATGAAGCTTTCAGAATTGATAATAAATTATATTTTTCTGGGACAAGAAACCCTACAACACAAGCAACATTTGGCTTAAGTTCGCCAATGCCAAATTGTACTTACTTTAATTTGCCTTATGAATTAGTTCGTTGGGGAAAAGTTAATACAGATACTAGAACTGCAATTAGAAGGATTGTCCCAAAGAGAATTAAGTTATTAGGTAATTGGCCTATGAGGGCTGGTTTCGCAGAAGGTGGAAGTGCAGCTAAGAAAAGAGGAGAGTCTGAATATGTTAAAGATGATGTTCTTACCTATCAGATCGTTGGAGGTGATAATAATGATCAGAGTAATGAAGGCAATGCCAATGCTTTCCAAGGCATAACAAATCGGTATGGTACTTACGGTGTAAAAGATGTAGACGCTGTAACAACTTCTGTTCGAGAATCAACTGATCAATACATTGCAACAGGCGAGCAGTATATGGCTGGAACCGCGTTAATTACATGCACAGATGCAGGTAGTAATGATCAAAGTTATCCTGGTGCTCCTTGGGATGCACAGAAATCAAAAACAAGAAATTATACTTTTAAAGTTGTAGAGAAAGGTTATTGTGAAGTACTCCCTGAACCAAACTTAGGCACTCATTGCAACAACCCTATTTGGGGGCAAAGTAAAAGCCAAGATCCATATTGGGATATTCCTAATAGCAGTCCAGATGAGTTTTATTACAAACAAAACATGGGGGCTTCTCAAAATTACCCTCCACATTCAAGATATGCTCTGCAAAAAGTAACTATTGGAACTGTTTCTGACAATAGAAAATGTGACATAACAGAGTTAGGTTTAAGGTCTAAAGTATTTAAACAGATACAAACTGCAAACGTTAATAGTAAACCTACTGAAGGCACTATCCATGACATGTTCAGCAATGGCGCATCAATAACTTTAGGCCAGGTTAGTACTTTTACAAAAAGAGTTAGTTTCTTTAAATTACAAGTAAGAAAGGCTGGTTCTGAAGATGATTGGTATTGGCTGAAGCCTAAAGACGCTGAGTTTCATTCTGGGTTGTTCTGTGTTGCGGGTAACACTCCTGAAGTTCAATATAACTATATAAGAGTTGACCATGATTATGATCAATACGAGTATAGATTTTTACCTTGGCCTGGTAATGATGTCATTCGGCACATTGAAGCAGGAAACAGGATGCTTACAGCTTCATTATTGAATGCTAATAGTGCTGTCACTCAATCTTCTGTTCAGCAATATGTAGCTGGTGATTTTAATGAATTTACAGTTAAATTTGCTGGAAGCTTAAATTATTTATTAAGCAGGGAATCATTAAGTAATAAAGAATGGATTGTTGCTAATCCTGCTCGCCCTGCTGCAGCTAATGGAACTCGTTATTTTTGGACATTATCAAAAAATAGTTATTCAAGCCCTAATAATATTGAGCCAAGAGATTTAGAAACAAAATATAGTCCTGATTACAACCAGAAAATCACTGTAACGAGTAATTCTGCTGAAGGACATAATATGCAAGTTCGCCTAAAAGTTTGGAACCGAGACAATCAAGTCTATGCAACATTTATGATGCAAGGAGATCCAGGAACTCTTTACAGAATAGGAGATAGTATCAATATTCCAGCCACAAGTGGGATGCCTGCCCAAACAATACCTTTAGAAGTGCATGAGGTAGCAGTAGGAAATGAACGAGTATTAGGTTATTCAAGTGAATTAAATCCTTTTGATGCTGCTGCTGATTTTTGGAAGTTTCAGCAAGATAAATCAAGCCATTTAGATGGCCCTGAACATTCCATCGTGTATGTGAATGAAATCGTAAAAACGCAAGGTGGAGATAGAGCTAATTATGGGGAATTGGCTTATGCAGGTTTAAGAGTTGATAGTTCAAAAGAATGGACAAACTTTACTCAATTCTCTGCTTATATTCAAAAAGGAATAAGAATCAAAAAGCCTAATGGCTGGAGTGGAGCAACAAGTTTATTTCCTGATATTGCTTATGCGTTGTTAACAGATGAAAGGTTAGGAGCTGGAAAGGTTATATCTGATAAAGCGGTGAACAAAGATAATTTGGCTTTAGCTTCTAAATTCTGCAAGGCTAATAAATATTTTTGGGATGGAATGATTTCAAGTAGAGTTAATTTAAGACAGTTTATTTTTGAACAAGGTTTATATTGTTTGCTCGATTTTACAATTATTGGAGGAGAATTTAGCCTGTATCCTGCTGTTCCTTTTAATAGCGATCATACAATTAATCATGAAGGCAAGCCTGCAGTTAAAGCACTGTTTACTGATGGCAATATTAAAGATCTACAAGTTAGTTTCCTTGCTCCTGAAGACAGACAAACCTTTAAGGCAAATGTTCTTTATCGAGAAGAAAAGTTAAACGGATTTCCTGAAACAAAATCAACAATTATTAGGCTTAAAGGTTCAGAACATGAAGACGATCCAATTGAAACTTATGACATGAGTGGATTTTGCACAAGTGAAAGACACGCTTTAGATTTTGCAAGACATATTTTAAGTATTAGAGAATATACAGATCACACTGTTAATTTTAAAACAGCTCCTCATTACATTAATGGAGTTAAGCCTGGTGATTATATAAGGGTATTTTCAACAACAAATCATACAAGTCGATTTAATAATGGAGCGATTCTTGAAGATGGCACTGTTGTAAGTAAAGACACAATCACAGGGTCTAAAGATTTTTATTATTGGGAGCCTTCCGAACAAGAAGTGAGGGAAGCTACCGTTAATTTCTCAGATTCAAATGCAGTAAAAGCATTTGCTGGAACGTTATTTACGATTAAGGAAACTGAAAAGACAGATCAATGTTATAAGGTTGAAAGTATTACGTTTGGAGAAGATGGCTTAATTGACTTAGCAGCTTCTTATGTCAAGCTAACTGATGACGGTACACTAGCTATATTACAAGGATGGGGGCAAGGGTCTTCATCTCGTTTTGTTGTTGAGAGTTAAACATGGGCAGTCGTATTCAATTTCCTGTCATTAAAGCTAGTTCTAGAAGTTTTACACCTGGTAATTATCCAGAAACTACTTTTGAATCTTTAGATGGTACTAAAACTTATTTGCGTTTTGGTAATCAAGCGATTAATGCAACATTGAGTTTATCCTTTTCAAATATTAGTGATACTGAAACAAATTCTATTCTTACAGCGTATTTTGATAGTAAAGCAGATCCTACAAATTATATAAATATGTCTGGCAGATCTGGAGCATTAGCAGGTATCGCCTATTCTCCTGTGGCAACTGATTTGTGGGAAAGAGTAGGCAAGTATGATTCACCCTTAAAATGGAGGTTTAGTAATCCTCCAACTGTTACAACTACATTTGATGGATTGAGTAATGTTAGCTGTAGTTTTGTTGCTTGCTTGGATGCACCCATATAATAAGAACAACGTTTTAATTTAAGGTTGTGGGTTTTTATTCTGGACGTGATGGAGAACTTTTTCTAGGGACTTCAAACACCGATCTAAACAGCTCTCTTGATAATGGAACTAAGGCTGCCAAAGTTCAATCTTGGTCGTTTTCTAGTTCAATGGCTGTACTAGAAACAACCTCACTGGGAGACTCAGATAGAACATTAAAGGCAGGAGTTAGAAGTTATTCAGGTAGTTGCCGATTGTTTTATTACGTTGCTAACCCTGCTTCTGGAGCAGACTCAAATCTTCACAAAATACTTACAAGTGCAATAAAAGCTGGTGGTAATAACGACCCAGGAGACGGGACAAATGCTGCGTCTTCTAGGGTATTTTTGCAAATGAGATTAACGACAGGTGCTACTGATACACGTGATATTCGATTTGCTGTTTTTATAACAGGTGTTTCAATGAACACTGCCGTAGGGGAAGTTGCTTCTGCGGATATTAGTTGGGAGGCTGACGGAGCACCTTATGGCTTTACTTCGTTAATTGATTAATGAGCGTTTACTTTGGACAATCTGGGCAAATTGCCCTGAAAAGGGACACGTTAAGTAGTGGGATTAGAACCAAGCTGGATCCTTATGATGTCAGTGTAGACAGCAAAAGATTCAGCCTCGACCACAGCACTGGCTCGTTAATTACAGGCGACCAAGTTGTAATAGAAACGGCTGATGGTTCAAATCTTGAGCTTGTCAATGGTCATAGTTATCCAGACGGAAAATGGTTTATTAATATTGACCCTGTTGGTGGTATTCGTTTATATAACACTTTTGCCGATTCAATTGAGGGATTAACTACAACAGCTTTAACTCTTGTTGCTCCAAGTTCTGCTAAAGATGTTGTGCTTACAACGAAAAATGACAATTTCAGGCATCTAGCAAAAATTAGAGATTTTGAGATGACAACCAGTAGGGAACAGGTTGATTTAACAAACCTTGGAGATGAATTTAGAAATCAATATGAAGCTGGATTAATTAGCGGTCAAGGCTCCATGAATTGTATTTGGGAGCATAGCTATGGCTCAGAAGATCGTGCAAATAATTATGGAGTTGACCCAGAATTTCCGTTTTATCTTGCTCAATTAATTGTTAGAACTCAACAAGGGTCAGACTTTGATGGGGTGTTCTACCTCTACAGGGATTCTAATAATGCTAAAAATAATGTTTTTTATGAAGCTAATTGCATTCTTTCTCCTTTCCTCCTCTTATCTCTCCCC